GCACAACACTCCCAATCTAACGTCGCGGCGATATCGTTCTACACTGGGCGTTGGGGCCTGGTAACCCAACGTCTCTTTCATATATCCCTCTGCTCGTCCGGCTAAATCATCAACGCCGGGTAGATCAACTTCTTCCTTCTCTCGCCGAGCCATGGCTCTCACCAGCACCCCTATCTGCTTACGAAATAGCGGCGGCGAGGCGACAACCTGCTCATTGAAATAAGTTTCCCCGGGGCGGAGTATCCCAAAACCCCCCAAATGTGGGGCCGCCTCCAACAAACGACGCTTGATCTTGAACGTAACCTTTTCTCGCGTAATCGTAACGCCTAAGGTCTTATATTCCTTCCGCTCACTGGCTGAAAACTCAATCGGGTCAAGACCCGGTGGTCTTAACAGCACCGTGATGCGTGAAAAATAAGCGGAGCCCTCCACGAACAATCGAACCATCAAGCTTGGCTCTAGTCCCCTCCGTACGGCCCGTTCACAATTTATCCCCAACGAGGAGATAATGGCTAGGTTAATGGGCAGGCTGCCCGCGACCTTAGCGGGTGGTCCCATCAGGATAGAATAAACCGTCCTTGCCGGCATGCCTCGCATGGTGCCATTCGCATAAATTATGCGAAAATACACACCAACACGGCGGCTAACCACCTGCTTCTTGGCATTCGCCTTATACCCTATCGCGAGCATTGCCCTCACTGAGGCGACGGCAGAGGCCAAATTTCGATACAACTCGAGCACATCATCAGCCCTGTTGAATGAAAGTACCGCTACCATCATTTCACCACCAATACTTCGCATCTCAGCATCGCGCAAAGCTAAGCGCGTGCGTGAAATTTGTGTATTGCCAACTAGCGTCTCCCACCGTCCGGATTGCTGCGTCGCAGCCGCCCGTACAAGGAAAGCGTCCCCACGGTCGTGAATCGCATGGATTCTCTCCCCGGGGGGTACCTTAACCCCGACATAATCTTCGAAAGACGTGGCGTTAGCATCTCGTACCAACTGGTCCACTTTACGTTTGAGATGCTCCTCAGCAAAGGTTGCCGATGTATAGACCGCTTGGTCGTGCGTTTCTATCATCTTCACTAGTGCAGCGTGCGTGTCCTTACGCACCACCTCATCTGCAATGTATCTGTCGCCGAGTTTCAACATGACCTCTTTGATTATACGCTGCTCCGAGTACTGCACCCAGTGATCCCACTTCTGAAAGTCATAAGCTGCAAGTGCTGGCCGCTCATTGCCCAAAAAACCATGAGCAGTCGCTGACATTGCAGTTAGACCTATGTACCTACCCAACTCCTCAGTGGGACTTTCGCCAATGTCCCACCCGATGTCTGGAAACTTGTTGTTGATGCGGTGAAAAGCGTATGCCCCCAAAAGAGCTCTGAACGTATCAATAGCCACAATCGGACGTGTTGGCCCCCGCTCATCCATCTTAGAGCCAACAGAGAAGGTTGTCACCGAGTCCCAGGTGTACAAATCCACCTGCTCCTTTGACAGCCTTCCCATTGCATACTTCTTCTGAGGTCCAGAAACCTGCTCAGGCAGAAAAGAACTAGTAAAGCGACCTGCCGCGCCACCACCCGCACCTTGAATCCGCGCCTCCAGGAACGACTCCCAACTCATTCCCTTCCGCGCACTATCCCGGTACAGAGGCGTCATCAGCTCCTCCGCTGCTGTGCGAAAACGCTCTACGTATGCCTTTGCATCCCGTTCCCCAGTTTTGTCATCCACTGACGTATACTCTAACTTGGTGGTGAGTTGCTGCAAAATATTAATAATTGCTTCCTCTGCACCAGCACTTGGCAATGTGTGAGCATAACCTACGTTTTGATCCATATTGTGCCAATATGCGCTGCATATATGAGGGGTATTGGACAAAGGAACCATCCATGTCCTATTTACCGTCACCGTTATCTCCTTGTGGACAGCAATGTTGTCCTCAAGACTATAAAGATGTACCCCAGTCTGCACATAGAAATCGGCCTGCGTGGGCCAATACCTATGCGAGAAGACTGTTCCCATGAACAACAAGATACGCTCGTAACCGACGTCTCTCTGAAGCATGCCCCGTAACAAATACAGTGCAACCCTCCAAAAAGCTTCAGTATGGCGGCGCTCCAGGCTCCATGTTAAGGCCATCTGGTGCATTAGCTCAATCAGCGTAGTATAATGCCTATGCTTCATGTCTAATGTAACTTCAACCCAAGTTTTCAGCTGACTCCAGGCAACCTTGCGATCATGGCGACGGCCACGACGCATAGCTGCTTCAAAGAGCCGCCAATCGGGGTCAGGAATTGCCTTGGTGACTGGCAATATCCTGGTATCGGAGATCAAACACTCCAAGGGTCCCCACGGATAGGCACCCAAGTAAGCAAACTCTTGCTCCGTCTGTCCAAACTCATCCCAAAGAAAGGTGCCAAAGCACTTCTCATAAGGAGAGTCTGAGCAGGCACTCTCTGTCCCGTCCAACGCGCGAATTAAATCGGGTAGGGAGAAAACCTCCGTTATCCAACAGTCCACGTTGTTGACAAGCACCAGATGTACAGCTCGATAGGCCGCATCACCTATGAAC